TGACAATGACGTTGATTAGTTTGATTATCTGATTATGTCTCATGTGCTCACCGCCTCGGTGTACTCAGTAGATAGCGTCAAGTGCTGTTTAAGCATGTCGTATGATTTAGCGAATCTATCGGCCTCGGGGTTATCCCAGCCGAAATGAGCCTTTGCATAGACAATCACGGCCCGCTTGATGAGGGGATCGGTGTCAACGATTTTGTCGGCGTGTACTCCCGACAACTGCAGATCCGCTTTTGCCGCGTCGATCAAATCCTGAACCTCAAAATCCAGAGCAGTACCACTCACACGCAATGCGGTTTTGACATCATCTAGCAACATCTAATCACCGCCTAACAGTGCAATCAACTCTGCCTTGGTCTGTCGGGGATTATAATCAATCCCCCGCTCGTCCAATAGCGCCATAAGCTCTTTCTTGGTCATAGCATTATAGTCTGGCTGTTCACCTTCCGGCATCGATTCTATGAGCTTCCGATTCAACAAATCTTCAATCCGGTCGGCCTCATCAGATTCAAAAGCATCACCGGGGAGGTAGATCTCCCCGGTGTACTTATCCCGAAACCGCCGAATGACTTTGTATTCCATCAGCGGTTACCTCCTTAACCTACTTCGGTCGTGTCCTCGATTGTAATGGTCGCAGTCACGTTGCCCTGGTCGGTTTCGATGATGATGCTATATTCCTCGTCCTCGGTAAGTGTTGCCAGGTAAGCAGTTTTCAGCGTCACCTTGTTGTCAGCCACGGTATAGTTAGTATTCTTCGTCAACTTATTCTCGCCATTATAGACATCACCAATAGTTACTGTGCCGTCACTAACGGCAACCGTCAGCACCACATCCGCGTAACCGTCACCTTCTTCATTGAGGTCGAATGTGGCTGTTTCAGGGCTAACGGTTACGAGGATTTTTTTAGTAATGCGAAGGCCTTGGTGTCCAGTACTGCCCCGTCTACAATAGTGTAAGCAACATAGTCTACAGTACGAGCCTTGACGTGTTCCTCAGTTGCCAGACTCATCGGCTCGTTAGTGCTGAACACGTAGCCCTTGTTGGCATTGCCGAAAATTACGTTGTTTGCGCTTACGCCAGCATCGGCCTTAACAACAAAGCCCAGCATCCGACCTACGCCACCGGCAGTGGTGTCAGGAATGAAGATCGGGCGACCGGTAGTATCCACAATATTGGCCAGTACAGTCCAAATGGTGGAATTATTGGCGTAGAATACACTGCCGCTTAAATAGCTGGAGTGTACCTTGGAAATCAAGGTAGTGATCTTTTCGTAATCTACCGGGTCCGCCGGACTAGCGTCTGGGTTATAGGTCACAACTTGCGGCGTATTAGTTTCCGCATTCAGTGCAGTCTCGATGCCCTGCGGCTCCGGCTTGAACTGATCATTCTCGCCAGGCTTCCCTTGGCCTTGAGCAATAGCAGTGCCTAAAGCGACGCCAATTCGCTCGCCCAGCTCGTTTTTAATGTACGGAATAAAATCTTCCACAGCCATAGCCCGGAGTTTCCAACTGACGGTGATCGCCTTAGCCAATTCACAGCCCGTTAAGGTCAGCTGACCAAAAACGTTCTTTTCATCTGCGGTGGCAGTATCTTCGTCGTACCAAGTCGCGTCACCGGCATCAATTGCGGTGTGCTTGTTGATTATCAGCGTTCCTCTGACATTGTATTTCTTAACATCAGCCAGAAGCGGATACATTTCCTCTGCACGCTTCCAGATGCCAGCTACGACGGTCTGCGGGATCAGGGTCGGAGTATTGCCGGTGTCATGCGTATAGGTGTTGTTAAATTCAGCATTTACTTTGTCGAATATAACTTTTTCACTGTCCTCCAACCTCTTGCCCATCATTACTTTTGCCCAAGCGGCTTCATAAACTTTGTTTTCATCTACTTTGACATCTTTTACAAGGCTATCCACTTCTTTCCCTCCTTTCACTTCTACTGATTGGTTCTCGATGTCTGTCACCTTTGTCTTATCTTTCAGTGCGTTCATGTTTGCGTTTGCTAGTTTAATCTCTTCCCATTTGTTGTCGAGGTCCTCAACCTCTTTCATCTTCGCATTAGACTCCTCGATTTTACCTTCCTCAATTAGGCCCTCAATTTCTTTCAAGAGAGCATTTCGCATTTCTAAATATTTTTCTTTATTCATCTTTCAAATCTCCTTTCAGTTTTAAGAAATTTAATTTGGCATGCGCTACCTTTAGTGCCTTCTCACCCTGCAGTTTGTTCCGCACGGTGTTTATGACTTCGGGTGGCAGCAGCCCGAAATAGCCTACAGACGCTACCAGTTGCACATCGTCCTCGAACATGATCTCGTCAATCAACCCTAACTCCTTTGCTTTTTGAGCAGTCATCCAGGTCTCGTTGTCCATCAAGGCCAACAACTCTTCTTGCGTCTTGCCACTTTTTAGTCGGTAGGCATTAGCAATAGTGTCATTGGCATTTTTAAGGATTTCTGCCGTGTGCTCCATGTCTCGGTAATCACCCTCGGCATACGTTGTTACGTTATGGATCATCATTTGCGCCGTGGGCGACATCAAGACTTTCGTGCCGGCCATCGCCACCACACTCGCAGCACTGGCGGCCAGACCGACGATTTTGACGATGACATTCCCGGCGTAATCTCTTAATGCGGTGTAGATTTCAGAAGCAGGGAATACACTGCCCCCGCCGGAGTTGATGATAACTTCCAAATCTTCACCGCTAGCCTTGTCGATTGCATCATTAACTATCTTGGGGCATGTCGCTTTAATGCCCAACCATTCATAGATCCAGGCGTCGTTGTCAGACACAATCGGCCCCTTGATATTGACTTTAGCCACTTGCTCACCTCCCCTTATTCAGTCGTCGGCCTGGTGTCTAAGCGCCTGACATACTCATCCCCTCCCTCACGTGGTGCCATGTTGAGTATCTCTCTGACTTCGTTCGGCGATAGTATGCCGCGGTCTACGTATTGCACCAGGCTCAACTTCGTGTGCATACTGGCGAAAGTCAGGTTCGAACTCTCGAAAACAATTCGGTTGCCAAAACCTCTCTCTCGCCTGGTGAATAGCTTCCTGGTATACTCGCCACTCATTTGGATTACATCTGGTTCCACACTCTGCTCGTAGTAAGAGATCCATTCGTCCTCGTCGTAGCTGCCCTGCACAATTTTGCTGTTGGTGTTAAAAAAGCTGTAGATTCGCTGGACTGTCCTGTCCATCTGTACTGCGTTAGGCACGTAGTCTTTGGGCTCTACCTGAATTGCATCAGCTTTGGCGTCGGTAGCCGCAGCCCCTACCGACTCGCTCTCGATGCTGAGATAATCCTGTACAAATTGCTTGGTCTGCTTCTTTAAGTCTTCGGGCCGCAGGGTCTGATTAAACTTGAGTAGCCACCTGATCACGTTGGAATTTTTAATGGCCTTTACTATGCCTTGGTCGGTGGTGTTGACTATCTCCATTAGCGGAGCCAGTACCCCGGCTGTTGGCTCGCCAAATATCTCGCTGTTATTAAAGTCCTTGCGCAGATGGATGATGTCTGTGTACCGGAACGTCACGCCCCTGCCATTCTTCAGCGTGAACTTCAGATACAGTTCGCCTCGGCCGTCCTTCAAAGCTTCAACAGCCGTAGGCGTAATCGGATAAATAGCCGTCGGATACCCGTTCTCATCTCGGTCAATATAGGCAAAAGCGTTGTTGTTCAACTCTAGTTGTATAGCCAGTTTTTCCTGTAACATCTGGCCGGTCATGTAGGGATTAGGCTCCTCAAGCAAAAACCTGATGTAAGGTTCAGGGTTGATTTTCACATCCTTGCTTCCATCAGGTTTTATAGTTTCTCGTATATGCTTACCAACCGTTTTCCCAATTGCCCTGGCTTTTGGCCGTATGGCGGCCCTCACTATGTCCGATTGATACAGGTTACCGTTCCAGGCATAAAAGCCTTCTCCTTCGTCGGTGATCATCTTGTATTTAGACACCGTTACGGTCCTGTTTTCACGTTTCAAAAAATCGAAAACCCCCACTCACTCACCTCCCCTACTAAATCAGGTTGATATAGTCCTCATAATGGCGCTCTAGCACCACATAAGCGTTAAGCAAAGACGCAAATCCATCAATTCTCCTCCTTTGATTGCTTGTTTTGCAGGGTTGGATATTGAGGTTTTTGTCGATCTCTACTGCCACGTTAGACAAATTCCACTTCAACACGGGCGAATTATTGTAGTTGATCCGCTTGGATTCCAAGTCAGCTCCCAGTGCCTTCATCGGGCCGCTCAGTGTCTTTTTCCCCTGGATAACCGGCTCCATGCCTTCCTTGCCAAAATGGCTCCGCATTTCCTGCACATAATATTCGGCAGACCAGCTGTCGTAACCATGCCAGGGGATATAAATATCAAGCTCGTTTTGTACTTCAAGGAACCACTGAACTACATACTCATAATGCACTTTATTTCCCGGTACTGTTCGCAGCAGTCCCATATCGCGCCAGATATCGTAAGGAATTTTGTCCTCTTTAACTCGCTGTTCCAGTAAGTCTTCCGGCAGCCAGTACATCTGCATGACATAGATCGTGTTGTCGCCCGGCACCATGAAGATAACTGTACCGCAGGTTAAGTCAGTAGTACTGGACAAATCAGAGCCGCCAATACCGTACCTCGGCTTTAAGACCTTTAAGTCATAGGTTGCCGGGTTATTCAGCTGCTCAAATGTCAACCATGCTTCGCTGGTCGTTTCCCTGACGTTGAAATCTTTACAAAGCAGGTTCTTTACCAGCAATGGATTAGCCTTAGCCTTCTCAACCTTGTTTCGCAGCTGGTCAATTCTCTTGATGGTGCCCAGGCCGGGATTAGCCTGATACCAACATTCCTCGTTAACCCAGTCCTGGCGTTTATCCAGTTCGTATATGATCGGCAGCAGCCGCTCATTTTTGTAGCCGTCCGGGTCCTCATAGCCATTGATAACCCGCTCTGCTTCATCGTATTTGAGATCAAAAACACGCTCACGCACAGTACCGGCAGTAGTGGTGATAAACACCAGCGGCTGCTCCCGGGAGGATGTACCATCCACTATGACGTCGTATAGGTTTTGGTCTGTCCAGGCGTGTATCTCATCCAACAGTGCCCCGTGTACGTTGAGGCCGTCTAGGGTGTCGCTATCTCTGCCCAATGGCTTAAAAAAAGAATCGTTGAAATCGCTGTTTATTTCTGCTACTAGAGTTTTCAACGATTCTTTTTTTAAGCCATTG